TTATTAATTAAATCCACCATAACAACTTTATAACCATCTTTTTCATATTTAGAAGCAATTTTTTTAGTTTTCTCTAAATCACATAAATCAGTCTTAGTCATAATCATTATCTTAGGCTTATTACTAATTAAATCATCTATATCTTTTATTTTAGATGAAACAGGTATCCTAGCATCTACAACTTCATAAATAACATCAACCATATTTATGTTTTCTTTTATCAACCTTCTGGTCTTAGCCATATGACCTGGATACCAGTTGATTACACTTTTATTAACCCCATTATTTTGAGCATTATTATCCAACTTTTTTTCTTGACGCATTTTTCTTTTTTGATACATATCCATAAATAATCACTTCTTTCTTTTTTGATAAGTTCGTTTTTTCCCTTATACATTATAGCATATTTTTTTGTGTTTTAAGATACTCTAATGCAATTTTATATTGTTCATTATATCTAAAAATAATATCTATGCTTCCATCTTCATTGACATATATATTTGAAATATAACTATCAACTATATTTCTGTCTATCTTATCTAGTTTTTTAATATTTTTAAAATGTTCTAACCATTCCAAATTATATGAATTGATTTTTTCCTTATCTAAATCTTCAATTTCAATATTTATTCTATTAATTTCAAATAAGTATTTTTCTTTAAATTCATCATAGTCTTTTTCAGATATAAAATCACATTTATAATCCTTAATTAATTCATCAAATAGTTTTTTGTATTTTGCTTTTTCTATTTCAAGTTCTTCTTTTTTTATTTTCTTTGTTTCATAATCATATTCAACTTTTGAAAAAGAAACAATATCTTTTATTTTACTTTCTATTGAACTTACCAATTCAAGATGATTATTTATACATTCTAAAACAATTTTATCTAAATCTTTCTCTAAAATATAATGTTTACTGCATTGTTTTGTTTTAATATATGAACTGCAGTAATAATATACTTGTTTTTGATGATTTTTTACCCTAGACATTCTATAAAGATTATTACCACAATCAGGGCATTTTACAAAACCAGTATATTTATAAAATACTCCTTTTTTATTTACTCGAACATTTCTATTATAAAAAATATCTTGAACTTGATTAAATATTGTTTTCTTAATAATTGCTTTATGTTTATCTTCTGAAACTATCCAATCATCTTCTGCAACTCTAACCATATTATGTGTTTTATGACTAATTCTAGTTCTTTTTCCTTGAACAAGATTTCCTATATAAGTTTCGTTTTTTAAAATACTATCTAACATTTTAGTATTCCATTTATCACTTATTTTACTTACTTCTATTCCGTGTCTATTTTTTAAATACACACTAGGTGTTGCGATATGATTATCTTGAAGTTCTTTAATTATTTCTTGTTTACTTTTTCCTTTTAATGCAAGTGAGAATATTTTTTTTATATTTTCGGAAGCCTCTTTATCAATAATTAACTTATGTGAATCATCTGGATCTTTTAAGTATCCGTAAGGTGCAATCTTGCCAATATAATTTCCAGATTTCTTTGATGATTTTAATGATGTTCTCATCTTTTTAGATGAATCTTTTGAATAACTTTCATTCATTAAATTTTTAAAAGGTATTTCTAATGAATCCATTATATTAGAATCTTTATACGAATCAACATTATCATTTACAGATATAAATCTTAATCCGTAATCTGGTATTATTTCTTCAAGAAAATTACCTACTTCTATATAATTTCTTCCTAATCTTGATAAATCTTTAACAATTACACCATTTATTTTTTTTCTTCTTATGTCGTTTAACATTTCTTTATATCCAGGTCTATTAAAATCTGTTCCCGTATATCCATCATCAACATAGTATTTATATACAATTATATCACCCTTGTCAACTAGGTAATCTTCTATAATTTTCTTTTGATTTATAACACTATTTGATTCTCCATCATTTCTTTCATCAAATGAGCGTCGGCGATACGCTCCAATTATCCACTTTTTCATTAACTTTTTCTCCTTCCTCATTTAAGAAATTAACTAATTTTTCATATTCATCTTGATATCTAAATTTTATTTCTAATGTTCCGTCATCCATCACATAAATTGTTTCTACTAATTCTTTAAGAACTTCTTTTGATACTTTTTTAATTTTTCTATTCTTCTTAAAATGCCCTATCCAGTAATCATTTTTTCTAATTTTCTTTATTGTTTCTCGATATGTTGAAGTATGTATTTCAATTTCTTCATTTAAAGCATTTATTTTATGTTCAATCTCATCTGATAACTTTACAAATTCATTTTTATCAATCTTCTCAAATTTCCAATCTTCATAATATTTTCTTTTTTGTTCTTTTAAATTATCAATTTTTATTTCAGCAATTTTAACATTATTTTTATAATCAGTTTCTATTGAAATTTTATTATCTTTAAAAAATAACTTACTTAAACTCTTTTCTAATTCAATAACTAATTTAATATGAAGTTGAATCATTTCTAAAACAATGCTATCTAATTCTGATGTTTTTATTTTGTGAGGAGAACACGATTTTGAAACTTGTAAATAAGTCATACAATAATAATTAGACACACAACGATTACCTCGAAAATCTTCTTGCTTTGTCATTGCTCTGCCACAACCACCACATTTTAATATTCCTCTATATATAGAATATTTTTCTACTGAAGGTTCTTTCTTTTTTTTCTCATTACTCCTAATTAATTTTTGAACTTGATTAAATATATCTTTATCAATTATTGGTTCGTGTGTATTTTCTGAACGAATACAATCATCAAGTTCCTTTGTAATTATTTTTGTAGAACCAAAACTTGCTTTTTTTGTTTTTAATTGAACAAGATTTCCTATATAAGTTTCACTAGATAGCATTCTACCAATTGTTGATGTACTCCATAAGTATTTAACACTAATATTATTATCATCCAATGAAATTTTATTTTTCTTTCTGTATTGAATTTCTTTCCTACAAAGAATTAAATTATTGTTCAAATATTTGCAAATTTTAACCCTGCCATTATCATTTAAAGCCATATCAAATATTTTCTTCACAATTTCAATTTCATTAGGATCTGGTATCAAATGATGTTTGTCATTAGGATCAAGCATATATCCATAAGGTGGTGTTCCAGCAACAAATTGACCATTTTTTGCCATAACTTTATAGGCACTTGAAACTTTTTTTGAAATATCTCTTGAATAATTTTCATTCATAAGATTTTTAACAGGAACAATTAAACTATTAATTGATTCTGGATTTTTATATGAATCAACATTATCATTTATTGAAATTATTCTTATATCATATATAGGAAATATTTCCTCAATATATTTTCCTACTTCTCTATGATTTCTTCCTAGTCTTGATAAATCTTTAACTATAATACAATTAATTTTTCCATTAACAATATCATTCATTAATCTCTTAAATTCTGGTCTTTCAAAATTAGTTCCCGTATATCCATCATCACTATAATAGTCAACTATCTTTATATCATTTTTATCTTCAATAAAATCTTCAATAAGTGCTTTTTGATTAGTTATTGTATATGATTCTGCAACCTCTCCATCATCAAAAGATCTTCTATTATATCCACCAGTTAGCCATATTCTTTTAGCAATTTGATTTTTACTTTGTTTTTTGTATCCTCTGCCTGACATTATTATTTCCTCCTTTCCACAAGTAAATATAATTTTTTTTTAGTATTTTTACGAAGGTGGAAATTTCAAAATCGCAGAGTTGAATTTACCTATATAAATTTTTTAGCATATTAGTTAAGCAATCATCTGCTGTCAGTTCAGTATCACTAAATCTCATTCTTACTATTCTTCCATTTATTTTAAATACATAAGGGTTTTTTACAACACTTAAAAAGTCAAGTATTCTTTCATTACTTGACTTTCTTCTATCAATTTTAATATCATTAATATCATCAATATCATTTTCAGTTATTGTTTTTAAATCTATATTTTTGCATTTTTCTAATTTATCTTTAAGAATTTTATAATCGTACTTTTTCATTTACCTTTCCCTCCATTTTTTTCTTCTTATTTTTAATTTATAATCATCTTTACTATTAAAAATAAAATACTCACAACCTAAAAGAACATTATCAACGATTTCTTCTGCTTCTTTCATAGTTGTTGCTTTTACTTGAACTTCTTGTTTATAATTCTTTGCTATAATAGTCACTATATAGTCTTTTCTTCTTTTCATAATTTCCTCCAATTTCAAGATTTAATAAATAAGAAATGATATCAATATTTTGTAATTCAATTAACCCTATATTAATTTTATTTAATATTTCATTATCCAGTTTCCCTTTATAAGCAGTTAACCTGGATTTGTCTATTGTCCTTATTTGTTCTAACAAGATTAATGAATCATATTTTAAAAATTTATTTTTGTTTACAAAGATATGCGTAGGCAATGTTGGTTTTTTTATAATCTTTGTAAAGGGTGCAACTAAAATAGTAGGACTATATTTATTACCTAGATCATTTGAAAGAATCACCACTGGTCTTCTCCCATATTGCTCACTTCCAGTTGTAGGATCTAAATCTGCAATAAATACATTACCCCTAACAATTCTATCTTCTTCTATCATCTATTTTTTCAACTTTATAAATAATGTGTGGTGGATTATCAAAAAAATTTAATATATTTAATTTCTTGTCTTTAAGATAATCAGTTAATACTCTATTAACATCTTCTTGTGCTTTTTTCATACTTGTTTGAGAATGATCCATAGTTGTTTCAAATACCAATTTAACTTTAACTTTATAATTTTTTCTTTTCATAAATTTCCTCCTTAAATGTAGAAAACCAAAGATTCTAAATAAACCTTTGGTTTTTATATTTTTTATTAATTTTTATTTTTCGTTTAACTGATATTTTTCTTAATACCCTCAGTCTAGGATTTCATCAAACGATTAATTCGCTAAATTAATCTCACGGAAATTTCATCCTCGTGTGGTTCTCACACAACTGCACCCATTGCTTGAGTCTGTGGCTATGCAGGAGTATCTTTAATACTATTATTGGTTATCGCAGATTAGGTGCTACCTAATTTTATAGCCAAGCATAAACCGACAAGCGTACTTGCTAATGTGCTATCAATAATAGGAATGTATTTGATGAATGTGTATCAAATTTTCAAAGAACACATCCTGCTTATCCACTTAAAAAGGAAACAGGAGAAAGAATAATTAATTACCCTTTCACTTGTTTCCTCACTTAAAGACATTTTTACGAAGTCTTATTTTAAAATTTCTTTTAATTTTTTTAATGCAATACTTAAAGTATATTGAATTGCCCTAATATCAACATTTTCTTCATCAGCAATATCTTGTTGAGTTTTATCTTCAAAATAATATTTCTTTATTCTTCTTCTTTGTATTTCAGGTAGTTGCTCAATAGCATTTTTTAAATCTTCAAAAGTTGATTTTCTAATTATTTCATCTTCTAAACTAATAGGCTTGTCCATTGCTCTTTCATTAATATTATTTTCAAATATCTCCGAATGTTCTATATGTCTTTCATATTTATTCATTTGAGATTTATCTTCTAATTCAAACCTATCAAAAGCCTCATATACCTCTTGTGTTATTTCTACTATTCTAAATTTACCAATGCCATCTTTAAATGCTACTTTGTAAATACCTTTCTCATCTATATTTAATAATGTATAAGGATTATCCTTACTTTTTCTTCTTTTTGATCTATTAATCATTTTCTTTCCTCCTATCAATTTGCTTTTTTACAAACTGATAGAAGGTGGACTTCTACAATGTATTGTTATGAATAACAAAAAAACGCCGAATGCAGCACTCAATATATGAGCCTTACATTCGGCGAACATTAAAACATATCCCATTTTATTATCAGCATTTGAAGCGTCAAATACCCCTTGAACAATTACATATTTTTTTAAAATTAATAAATAATATATAACTTCATTTTCAATCATAAGGGCAACCAACTCCTCATATAAAAAATCAATGCCATAATTTTTTACTAGAGCCTTAAAGCCTCTTATAATTGCTTCCTCTTATGAAAAAATTAACCAGTAATATATCTCATATCAGATTTAAGAAATATATACTGCTTAATTATTTCTTATTTTATTCTTTTTAATACTACAAACTCACTACTACCTCATTTCTATATATCACATAGCCCGGCATTGCTAATTGTTGCTATTATACAACATTTTTTTCGCAAAATTTGTCGAAATGTGGTAGTATGTTTAAAAATTGTCATAAATTGTTGTTAATTATCATATAAGTTAAATTAATTGCAAAAAAAAGCAACAAACTTAATTTGTTACTTTTTTATAAATTTTATTTTTGGAACAACTCCACTTATTCCTTTTATTGCTTTTTCTTGTGTTAAAACTTTTGTCATATACTCATCAAACCCACACTCATTAATAAAATGTTCTCTTTCATCTTGTGA